GTATTAGCATACGTTAATAATAATACAAAAATACTGGGGATTGGGAACACAACTATATCATCACCTGGTAATTATGATCCATTCTTAAATAACCAATGGGGTACTTATGGTATTTCAGGTGACTATGTTAACTCATATTATTTACCAAACCAAACCTGGAGAAGAATTAACTCAGTACAAATATTTACTAATATAACTGGATCATTAAGAGAAGATCTAATACCTGGATATAATGTGCAAACAACTGGTTGGTTACTTTACCAAGCTGGGACTTCTACATTTGCCCCTAACTATGCTTACTGGAATGACCCATCATGGGATACATTTAAATCATCAACATATAATAGTTGGATTTCTAATAATGTAAGCACAGACACATTATGGGGAAATTTCGCAACATCTTGGGTAGGAGGTCACACCCCATCTACAGTGCCAGGAACTTTTGCACCAACTACCCCAGGATCAATATATTCATCTACTGTTGGAGGACCAGGAACTGCTAAATACACCATGTTCTTTAACCCTAATATTACTGCTAACCAAGTTGGTAAAATGATAGGTAAAACATTAATAGGTACTTACTATTCATCTACATTAGGATATAACGTAGATGTATGGACTAAAAGATATTGGGGATTCCTTATAAAGAATTACAATAACAATATTACACAAATTCAAGTCCAAGCGAGATTAAATTTAACACTAGCATAAAAACAAAATAAAAATGGCATATATATCACTTTACTCAGCATCTATAACTCAAACTGGAACTTCAGCACCATCAGCTGTAGTATTTGGTGGAAAATCAGCAGTTAATGCTACTTGGCTTAGAACAGCTACAGGATCATACCAATTATCTTCTTCAGGCCAACCTACTTTTTCAGGAGCCTCAGGAAGTATAACCGGTAGTTTAACATTAGCTGTTAGTTATCAAAGTACTAGTTCATTAGATACCGCTAGTATCGCCATATACACATCAGGTTCAGATACATCATCTGTGTTTTTATCTATTCAATCTAACCCACTTTTGGGGATATATAATGATGGTATTATTTTTGGTTCATGTTCTATTGATATAGGTATTACATATTAATCATTATAATTATTAATATTTTAGAAGATCCCCTAGTGGGATCTTTTATTTTCTTTTAATATTTATAACAAAATCTAACACATGAATATCCCTATATATCCTGGCTCTAGCTCATTTGTCCCTGGGATGACTCCTTTTGGATTCTATGATTATGACTCTCAATTTCAAACTGATGTTGATAAAGTAACTACATTTTGCGCTCGTCGACTAGGATATCCTATCATAGAAGTTGAATTACAAGATTTAAATTTTTACGCGGCGTTTGAAGAAGCAATTACTACTTATGGTAATGAATTATATGCTTTTCAAGCTATGGATAATATGTTAACATTAGAAGGAGCTCCATCAACAGTTAATCCTACAAATGCTCTTATTACTCCAAACATGGCTACTATTGTTCGTTTATCACAACAATATGGTGAAGAAGCTGGAGTAGGAGGAAATGTAACTTGGTATAGTGGATCTATAGCTTTAACTCCTGGAGTTCAAGAATATGACCTAAATGAATGGGCTGTAAGCCAAAGCATATCAGGTGGAATTGAAATTAAAAGAGTATTTTATCAAGAAGTTCCAGCTGTAAACCAAATGTATGCTCCTTATGGTTTAGGAGCGTTTAGTGGGCTAGGTGGAGTACCAGCAGCTGGTATATATGGAGGTATATATGGTGGTGGATATGGTGGTGGATATTTAATGATGCCTGTAGCATTTGACGCCGCTGTAGTTCAAGGTATAGAAATGAGTAATACTATTCGTTTATCATCTTATTCTTTTAATATTATAAATAATAGGTTAACAATATTTCCTGTACCTAATAATAATGACACTAGAGGAGGATTTATTTGGTTTGAATACATTAAGGATGAAGAAAGATTAACTAATAGTGTAGTTGAAAACCCTAATGGAGATTTAATCACAAATCCTTCAAATGCACCATATACTAATCCTATTTACAGTCAAATTAATTCTATTGGACGCCAGTGGATATTTGAATATACTTTAGCGTTATGTAAAGAAATGTTAGGATATGTTCGAGGAAAATACTCTACAGTACCTATACCTGACCAAGCAGTTACATTAAATCAATCAGACTTACTATCATCAGCTACTGCTGATAAAACAGCTTTAATAGAAAGATTAAGATTATACTTAACAGATATGTCTAAAAAATCTTTACTTGAAAGAAGAAAAGATGAGAGTGAATTTAGAAGACAAGAAATTAATAATGTACCAATGACTATATTTATTGGATAATGGCTATATTTGGCTCTGCGAGAGACATATCAATGTTTAGAAAAATCAACCGTGAGTTGTTAGGTGATGTTATTACCCAACAGCTTGCAGTTTATAAATATGCTTTAGATAAAACTAAAGTAAACATGTATGGTGAAGCTTCTGGTGGTAAGTGGTTTAACGGCCCAACATTATTAAATGCTTTAATTACTGTCCAAAACAAAACAGATGGTACAAGTGATTTAGGGGTTGATTTTAACTGGAGTATAAAAATAGCATTTTTAAAAGATGATCTTCTAGATGCTAATCTAGTAGTAGAAATTGGGGATGTAATTTTATATCAAGAATCATACTTTGAAGTAGATGTAGCTACAGATACTCAATATTTTGTAGGTAAAGACCCTGACTACCCATATAACCAAAATCCATTAAACCCAGGTTTAGAACAATTTGGTTACAATGTATCATTAATATGTGAGGCACATTATATACCAGCAGATCGAGTAAACATTATTAAACAAAGATTATAATGGCTAAGCAAAGAAAACCAATTCCTAAAACTCAAAAAGAGATTAGTAAACAACTACAAGAGCCATATAGTCCTCCTGTTAATGCTCCTGGGTTTTCACCAACAGGTAACCCTAATGATACTAATAATATTAATAGAGCAAATCAAACATCATTTAAGGATGATACAGCAAAACCATTATCTATTGGTTTAGAAGACTTAGATTGGGCTGTGATGTACTATTTCCAAAATGTTATTCGCCCTACAGTTAAACAAAATGGAGAATCATTACCTGTACCTGTAATATATGGTTCACCTGAAAAGTGGAAATCATACCAAAAAGATGGATATTATAGGGATTTAAATGGTAAAATAATGGCCCCACTATTAATGTTTAAAAGAAATAGTGTTGAAAAAAATAGAAGTTTAGCTAATAAGTTAGATGCTAATGACCCCCACAATACAACTGTCACTAATAAAAAATATAGTAAACAAAACCAATATAGTAAATTTAATATATTAAACGGGATTAAACCAGAACAAACATTATATGCTACTGTAGTACCAGATTATGTAACAGTGACTTATGATTGCGCTGTGTTTACTTATTATAATGAGCAATTAAATAAAATTATTGAAGCAGTAGAATACGCTTCAGACGCTTATTGGGGTGATCCTGAACGTTTTAAATTTAAAACAAATATTGACTCATTTGCTACAACCATTGAATTATCAGATAATAATGAAAGGGTAGTTAAAAGTTCTTTTAGCTTAAGAATGTTTGGATATATAATACCTGATACAATACAAAAAGATACAACATTTATACCTAAATTTTCAAACCGCAATAAATTAGTTGTAACATCAGAAGTAGTTTCAAATATTAACGATTTACCGCCTACTTTATAATATTTATAACAAATAATAAATTATGGAAAAGCAAGTTTTAACTCAAGAAGAAATTCAATCTTTAAAAGATATTCAAAATAATCAAGCACTTTTAATTGAGCAATTAGGTATTTTAGAATATAGAATTTTAGTTCTAGAAAAAGAAAAGCAAAAATTAAAACAAACTCTTCAAAATCAATTAGAAACAGAAGAACAAATAGGTAAACAACTCCAACAAAAGTATGGTGATGGAAATATTGATTTGGAAAAAGGAGAATTTATTTCCGTTTTATAATTTTGACAAAAACTAAGATATTTATAATAAAATTAATACACAAATAAAACATGGCAGAAACTTTAGTATCACCAGGTGTAGTAGCAAGAGAAAACGACAGCTCATTTGCTACTTCAGGCCCAATAACAGTAGGAGCCGCTATTATAGGTCCAGCAGTTAAAGGACCAGTAGGTATCCCAACTGTTGTAACATCATATTCTCAATACCAACAAAAGTTTGGTACTACTTTTACTAGTGGAAGTAACAGCAATACTTATACTTATTTTACTTCTATAGCAGCTTACAATTACTTTAATAATGGAGGAACATCATTATTAGTAGCTCGTGTAGTGAGTGGATCATATACATCTGCAAACTCAGGAGTAAGTGGACCAACTGCAATTAGCGGTAGTAATAGTGCTACTACATTAGTATTAGAAACTATATCTCAAGGAGCTGAACAGAATAGTTCAAGTTCATTAGATGCTAGTGGATCTTTAGCTAGCGGATCAGCTGATAACTTAAGATGGCAGATTGTTAATTCAAATACATCATCAGGTACATTTGATTTATTAGTTCGTAGAGGTGATGACAATACATTAAATCCAATAATATTAGAAACTTGGACAAATTTATCATTAGATCCATTTTCACCAAACTATGCTTCTAAGATAATTGGAGACCAAACCCAAACTTTTCAACAAGATGGTACTTCATATTATTTACAAACAACTGGTTCATTTGCTGGTGGTTCAAATTATGTAAGAGTAAAATCTATAACCAACACACCAGGATATTTTGACAATAATGGTGTAGCTAAATCTCAATTCACTGGGTCTATTCCAATTAATGCTAGTGGATCTTTCTTTAGTGCTTCTGGAACATTAATGGGTGGTGCACAATATTATGACACTATCACAGATGGTAATAAAGCACAGGGTATCCCATCAGGTCCAAACAATGGACAAGGATACCCAGATATGCTTAATTTACTAGCTAACCAAGATGATTACAAGTATAATATCTTATTAATGCCTGGTGTTATTAATAGTTTACAAACTGGTTTAGTTACTCAAGCTATAACTAATGCTCAAAATAGAGGAGATAATATTTATATTGCTGATTTAGTAACATATGGTTCCGTACTTAGTGGTGTCACTACTCAAGCATCTTCTAGAAATACTTCATATGCCGCTTCTTACTGGCCATGGTGCCAAGTACAAGACCCAGACTCAGGACAAAACGTTTGGGTACCAGCTTCAACTGTGATAGGTGGAGTATATGCTTATAATGATACAGTTTCTGAACCATGGTTTGCACCAGCGGGTATAAACAGAGGTGGATTATCTCAAGTAATTAGAGCTGAAAGACGTTTAGCACAAAGTGATAGAGACACTTTATATAACAGTAAAGTAAATCCAATCGCTACATTCCCTGGAACTGGAGTAGTAGTATACGGACAAAAGACATTACAAACTAGAGCAAGTGCTTTAGATCGTGTAAATGTTCGTCGTTTATTAATTGCTCTTAAGAACTTTATTTCTCAAGTTGCTAATAACTTAGTATTTGAACAAAATACAGCTGCTACAAGAAATAACTTCTTAGCACAAGTTAACCCATACTTAGAATCAGTTCAACAAAGACAAGGTTTGTATGCATTCCGAGTAATAATGGATGACAGTAATAACACACCAACAGTGATTGATCAAAATCAAATGGTAGGACAAATTTATTTACAACCTACTAAAACTGCTGAATTTATTTACTTAGATTTCAACATTACACCAACTGGAGCTACATTCCCAGCATAATTTTTAAAGATTGAATATTTATAATAAATAAAAAGACATGGCAATATTAGACGCAAACGAAATATTCTTCACAGCCTTTGAACCAAAACAGGCTAACAGATTTATCCTATATATGGATGGAGTACCTAGTTATTTGGTTAAAGGAGTTAATGCTGTAACCTTAACACAAGGAGAAGTAACATTAAACCATATTAACGTATACAGAAAAGTTAAAGGTAAAACTACTTGGGGTAATATCCAAATGACATTATTTGACCCAATTACTCCATCTGGAGCTCAAGCTGTAATGGAATGGGTACGTTTACATCACGAATCAGTAACAGGTAGAGATGGATACTCAGATTTCTATAAGAAAGATTTAGTATTAGATGTTTTAGGGCCTGTAGGTGACGTAGTAAGTGAATGGATTATCAAGGGTGCCCTTATAACAGAAGCTAATTTTGGTGATTATAACTGGGATACAGAAAACCAAGCGGTGAATATACAGTTAACTGTAACAATGGATTACTGCGTATTAAACTTCTAAACTCAGAATCATATTTTAAAAGAGCTCGCTATTTGGCGAGCTTCTTTTTTCTTTATATATTTATATATGACATTAAAGTTATAACAAATAAAAGCTATGAGTGAAAACAAATTAAACATCCCAACAGAAATTGTTGAACTACCATCATTAGGATTAATATATCCTGAATCATCTCCTTTATCAAGCGGTAAAATCGAAATGAAATATATGACTGCTAGAGAAGAAGACATTTTAACCAACCAAAATTACATCAGTAAAGGAACAGTATTAGACAAGTTAATGCAGTCACTTATTATCTCTGATATAAACTATGATGAGTTATGTGTTGGTGATAAAAACGCTATTATGGTAGCTGCTCGTGTTTTGGGATATGGTAAAGATTATACATTTACTTATGGTGGTGAAGAATACACAATTGATCTATCAACATTAGATAATAAACTGTTAGATAAAAAATTGTTTAAAAAAGGAGTAAATGAATTTAATTTTACTTTACCTTCAACTAATACCCCAATAACATTTAAACTTATCACTCATGGTGATGAGAAAAAAATAAGTCAAGAAATTGAAGGTTTAAAAAAAATTAACAAGGATGCATCCCCAGATTTATCAACTCGTTTAAAATATATGATTACATCTGTGAATGGTGATCGTGAAGCTAAAACAATTAGAGAATTTGTTGACAATTATTTGTTAGCTCGTGATTCAAGAGCATTAAGAGAATATATTAGACAAGTTCAACCTGATGTTGATTTAAAATTTACTACAAATGATGGAGAGGAGGCTGTCTTACCAATTAATTTAAACTTTTTTTGGCCTGACATCTGATAATATACCTATAATAAGAGCTAATTTATTTACTCAAATACATGAGATTGTGTTTCATGGGCAGGGTGGTTATGATTGGAATACAATTTA